ACGTTTTCCTTCATTTTTTAGACACGTTGGTGTCGTTGTGTACACGGATTGAACGAATGCAGCCGCGTGGGAAGACGGTGACGTTGCCGATGTGGGGGGAGGAGTCGGAGATGATCACCGTGTCCTTGGTTTTCTTGACCAAGTAGCCCACGGTGGTCACCTCAAGAGGCTTAACCTCACCTGCCTCCACCAACTCAGCATTCCATCCAGCCCAAGTCTGAATGTCCAACCAGTCGATGATGACGAGTTGCATAGGATTTCCTTCAGGAAGGGGTGGATTGCCAGACTTCAGTCCTCTCACCGCCTCTACGAACACCACGTATGCCGTGAGATCGACCCTCCATGTACTCAAGGAAGTCCTCAATCTCTGCATCCATGCGACCATCCAAGACACCTTTGGCAGCTTCGTGGACATCCTGTGCCATAGACCGCGCAAAGTGCGCCACAGCCCCGGCCAAAGCGTCCAGTCGGTCATCGTGACGTAGAGACCCACGGTCTCGAGTGATGTGGGTGAGTTGGTAGAGGAGGGAATAGCGGTAGTCGTCATGTTTTGCTTCACGACGCACCATGTCCTCATCGAAGACTAGACGGTGTTGGGCAATCACTGGCTCCAACGTATCGATAATCCTCGCCTCTTTCTGACCCTTCGCCCACTCGCTCTCTTTCACCGTACAACCACCCGGCCAAATCTTGGACAGAATCGGTTGGAACGCCGTGACCCACATGCCCTGCCCGTAGTTTGGTTCGACTTCTACGGTTTGGACGTCGTACTTTCGGGCGTCGAGGGCAATCCTCGTCATGGCCTCGGCCGGATCGGCCGCAAACCCCGCCACATGTAGGACATACATGAGACCGTTCAACACCCCCACTACCGCCCAAGCCGTCTCGTCGGCCCCTCGGCCTGACGGATCGACGAAGAGCACTTTGGCTTCGTACTTTTCCCATTCGTTGTCCATGAAAAGGGGACGGAGGAAGTGGTCTCCGGAGAACCCCACGTTGGCAATATCCTTGATCAGGTTGTGCTTGTCGTTGTGACGACCCCATTGCACCGTCAGAGGTGCCTTCACTGGGTTGCACGCCATGATCACCAAGTCACTCTGACGTAGCGGATAGCGTTCCGCATCGGACAGAGAGGTGTCCAGCATGTACTGGAGAGCGAAAGACGCCTTACCTTTGGCCTCGATGCCGTGCAGTTCTTCCACACCGAAGCGAGAATCCGTAGGTTTGCCATGAGCAATCTGGCCGGTCTCGTATTGAGACCTGAGATAGCGGGCCAGAATGTTGACTTCAGAACCGTTCTGGTTGTTGGTCAGCACGTAGTTCTTCATTTTGTCCCTGTCCGGATAGCGAACTGGGATCGTGAAGCACCTGAAGCCCATCTCTTTGACCAGCGTGTTGTACACCGACTCTTCAGTTTGAGGTGTGCCGAGGAAGATGATGTCTCCCTTGCCATGCTCGGTCTTCGTGATAGGCACGAAGTCAGACTGTACGATCTTCACGATACGCTGACGGGCCTCTTCAGTGAGCGAGTTGCGCTCCACCTCGATGTCGTCAGCAATCAGTAGGGTTGCGCGTGAGCCGGTAATTTGACCAGTGATACCACGCGCGGCTACAGAGTACGACTGAGACAACGAGGCACCGGCCACGTCGAACTGCTCTGCCATGTCACGACGGGTTGCACCGCTGTCGCGAGTGCCCTCAAGGAGCCACTGAACCAGAGGCATGGACTGCAAGATGCCCTTCGTTTGCGCCACGAATTCCTTCGACTTAGAGCCTGTGGCCGAGACCACCATGATCTTTTCGTCGCGAGGGTTTCGCATGAGACGCCAGATAGCGTACGCGCTTGTGATGTATGACTTACCCAGTGACCGGAAGCACCGAATGATGTCTTCACGTGGGTCATTCAGCAGCGCCGCACGGAACTCCTCCTCCATTTCGCCCCACTCGATTGTGTCTGCCCCGTATTGGAGGCGGTGTGCAATCTCATATTGAGCGGGTGTTGGAGGTGGAAGCCCCAAGTGTTGCCACACGAGGAACAGGAAGTTTCTGAAGTCCTCAAAGGCACCCCAGACTTCCTTCGGAAAGTTTGATTCCCAGTGCGGCTTGTTGTCAACCATGAATGGCTTGAGCATTCTTAGCCTCCGTTGTAGTTTCCTCGAGCGCCGTAGTGACGCTTCATGATCCGCAGGTACCCATCGATGAACGCGCCGACACCATTGAAGGTGCCGGGGACATCATTCTGGTTTCCGTTGGACTGACGCAGCACTTGATCTTCAACTTTGGGTGCGAACGTACCCATCTTGGGTTTCGTCGGTGCCACTGTAGGTGCTGTCGTCGTTGCTTGAGGTGTGGTTGTCGTGGTTGAACCAGTCGGTGTCGTTGGTTTTGCGATCTGCAAGAACTGCCCAACGAGGTTATTGACCGGTGCAGCGGACGACGCCGATGTATTGAGTGAACCCATCGTAGCCATTACTGGGTGCTCCCGCCGAATGGCATCGAGTTGGCATACTTCTGAAGCGTATTGCTCAGATGTTTTGCGGCGGGTAACTCATCGAGTTCATCAGGTGGAGGGAATTGCTTCAAGAAGTTCACGCAAGCTGACACCATTGCTGGTGACAACTCTTCGTCGTTCTCCACGATGTTCACGAGACGCGTCAATAGTTTGTCGCGTAGTTGTTTTGTGTCTCTCATTTCGATACCCCTTTGAATTTCTCGTAGGTACGAAGACCTGCAAGGCCCAACATTGCGAACGTGAGTTCCATGAGGTTCTCACCGCCCACTGCTGGGATGACAATGTCGGTACGTTGAGTGAGGGCCACGAGCCAAACGGCAATCTGATAGCCTAGAAAATTCCATGCGAGACCCGCAGCGCAAATCCAACCGATGGCAGGACGCCAACCGGCCACGAAGACAGACGAATGCTTCGCCTCTTCCGTGTTGGTTTCACTTTGTGCTACGTTCTGTTGAGTGACCGCTTCGAGGAGTTTCGTTTCCATCTCCCACTTTGCCTTTTCGGCAGCGGCTTTGTCTGGGATCACACGATCCAAGACGTCCCCAAGTACGGGGATAAGCTGTCCAATGAGTCCAGCAATCATCTGGGCCTCCTAAATTTAAAGAGAGACCACCCGTGCATCAAATGATGTAGAGGGGTGGCGCTTCTGTTACTTGATTTTGAGTTGTCCCCAAAGCACACCGAAGGTGGCAATGAGTCCTCCGATCCATAGAATCGGTTTAGCAACCTTTGCCAGCCAGCCGAGGACAGTGAACGCGCCGTCTACCGCCTTGAAAGCGGAGACCATCTGGCGCGTCTCTTCGTGGACTTGATCCACTTTGTGTTCTACAGCGACTAGGCGGTCATACAACTCTTTGTGACTTACGTCTTCCATAGTTGAACTCCCGCCTGTCTTTAGAACACCACGGTCTGTGGCACGTAGCAAGACTCAGCGTCATCGTCCGGTTGCTGGTTGTCACCACCATAGCCAGACTGCAAGAGTGTTCCGTCTTCCAACAGGAACTGAATGCCGCCTTCGCTGGAGTAGCCTACGTTGCAGATGTCAACGACCTTCTGCTGAATAGGAACCAAGGTGCCGGTGGTACGCAAAGTAGTGTCACCAAGACCAAGCTGACCGTTGCCGTTGTAGCCAACAACATATACCTTACCGTCGGCAGTCAATGCCGCCATGCTGTGGTACGAGTTGTAGGCACCAATGCCAACCATCTTCACCACGTTTGTCGGGAAGCCCTGACACTGTGCGTAGGAGAAGCGGTTGTTTGTGGTGCCATCGGCCAATGCGCCGTAGCCGTTGTAACCGGCCGCATAGATTTTTCCATCTGCGGCACGCATGTACGAGACAGCGTGGTAGTAGGTTGTGTCATCACCAACACACAAGACTTCAACAATGTCACCCTGCGCGGCTGTGAATACAACAGCAGCGTTCTGTACACCACCAGCACCACGACCTAAGAAGCCGTAGGTCGTATCGTTGCCCCAGTTTTGCACTGCGCCGTTGCTGTCTTTAACCCAGACACCCTTTGGCCCTGCTTCCAGAATAGACACACACGTTGCACCACCTGCGAGAGTGATGGTTTGTGGGATGGCGTTGTTGGTTGAAGAACCACCGAAGGTGTTGTAGCCGTTGTAGCCGACGTTACGAAGAACCCCTTGGTTGTCCAACATCACAGCGTAGCTGTAACGACCCGCAGACATCACTTGAACCTGTGGGTAGAAGAGTGTCGAGAGTTGAACGAAGTTGTTCACCGCGTTGACGTGACCCTGACCCGCCTGACCGTGGCCGTTGTAGCCGCAGTAGTGGACGGTGCCATCAGTACACACAGCGTATAGACCATGCTCACTTTGTGAGACGGAATATGCATCAACCATGTAATCGATCTGTTTGCCGTAGATGGAGTTCTGAGTACGCAGTGACATGTTCTGTGGCATGTAGTGACCACTCGTGGTTCCATTAGCCAACTTGCCGTTCTGATTTTGACCCCATGTCCACAGTTGGTTGTTTGTGTCAACACACCAACTCACATACGCGTAGTCCATGTTGAAGTGCTTCTTACCATTCAACTGAGTCGAGCGTTTAACACCGGGGAAACCACGGGGGAATGCCACCTGTGTTGGGTACGACTTGTTGTTCGTGTTGGAGCCTTGACCAAGCTGGTAGTGACCACCATATCCCCAGACCTTCAACATACCGTCTTCCATCAACACCATAGATTTACGGTATGCGGAGTGGTGTCGTGCCTGAAGTTCAGCAACACGTACCGATGAGCGGAACGGTGTACTTACCCACTCA